TGCCAGATTGGTTGTAGTTTCTGTCGGTGGTGTCTAGGTCAAATCCATTGGTTTCAAATGTGATAAGAGCGGTTGCGTCCGTATCTTGAGCATCACTTTTATTCGGGTAAAGTCGTGAGGTAGTTCCTCGAACGCTGTCAAAAACCACATGGTTGTCTGCTACTGAACGAGGCTTTACCCAAAGCAGGTCTGGCTTAAAATCACCAGCACTCGCGTCGTTTGTGATTGACGTGCCACTAACGCCCGTGCCGGTATAGGTATTAGTGTAAAAGTGAGCCGAGCCGTCAGCAATTGTCGGCGTTGGAATTGCAGACGTTGACCATCCGACATAACCTGTCGGGGCGTTCTGGAAGGCATTCTGGCCAAAATTAACATCAATTGTCGTTGGCTGATCGTTAGCAACTTGAATCTTTGGCCGCCACCAACGACCCGCAAATGTATCAATAGTAATACCCGACAATGCTGCAAGTTCTGCTGCATCATACGAGAAAATTTCTGTACCGTCTACGTTGGCAGAAATTTCATCATTGGCAAAATCCACAGCAAGTCCAACATAAACACCCTGACCAAATTCTGACGTCCACGATGCGGGTGTTTCACTTCCGCCCGGATAAATAAATAGCCGGTATGCGCTTGTTGTGTGTCGCTGATTAAGGCCGAATGAACTTGACGAGACATTTTCAGAAGAACTAGCATCTTCAATATACATCTGAAGAACATTACCGCCGGGATACGAAGTTGTATAACATTCATAGTAAAGTTTTGGACTACCTACTCCGCCGTAGACAGCCATAGTGCCAGAACCAAAAGAGTTTGTACTGGCGCTAGGTCTATATATCTCAAGATTAGCAGCCCTAATGCCATCACTGTTTGTTATATTACCATCACGATTTTGAACAAGATCGTTCATGACACAGTAGTTGTCAGTCGGAGTGTCGAGTACCTGACTGGAAGCTGTCAGGCCCGACGATGTGAAGTCGTTGCCGTTGCCTGAGTAATCTGCGCCGAGATCGGCAGAATCTTCGCCTGTGATGTAGAAGCCGTTGGTGCCATATGTCCCAGCGTACTGCTTCGGAACCCACACGCCGTCGTCGTTGTATTCACCGAAGTCAGTGGGGGCTAGGGCTTGGCCGTCAACACAATAAAATTCTGCTAGATAACCATCGAATCTCAGAAGATTATCAAGTCTGTTTCCTATATCCTGTTGTGTTGCTGCATTTACATAAGATGCGGGGTTAGAACCGAAACTGCTTGTTCCAGTTTGAGCAGCACCGTTGACATATATAGCATAGCTTTGCCCATCGCGTACAATTACAAAATTATACCAAGCAGAGACGTCACGAAATACCGCAGTAGTATTTAAATATCCAATCACGCTGTTACTTCGGGTCAACTGAACACGAAATGTGTCATTAGACACGAAGTAAATAGCTTCTTGGTCGTCTCCGAAATTAAAAGGTCCGGCGTTTAGAATATATTGGTTTGTCCCTAAAGCTCCTCGTTTAACCCAAAAACTACACGTCCAGACTGTTGTAGAGGTAGGGGCCGATGCGTTTGTACGACTCAGATACGCCGTATCATCTTCGTTAAACCGGATCGACTGGTCGATGGTGTAACCACCAGCAACGGACGCACCTGCAAGAATATCGTTTTGAAATACCATCAGTTAATCCAACTCGTTATGTTATAACAGGCGTCCAACTGTCAGATGGTCCAACAGGAACAGGAATCCAGACAGGGTACTGTCCAAGTATTATATCAGCAGATACTCCGGTCACAACGATGTTTGCAGGTCCGGACACAATTACAGTTCCTTCATCAATATCCAGAGACTGACCAGTCAGAACTGTATTAGAAGGCGCAACGACAACAACAGCACCTTCATCAATATCCAGAGATTGACCGTCCAGCAAAATGCTCTGGGCAAAGACAACAATTACTTCGCCTTCGTCAATGTTCAGAGACTGGCCGACAAGAGCAGCCACAGCTTCGGCAGCTGCTGTTACCGTGCCTTCATCAATATCTAGTGATAGGCCTGTCAGAACAGCGGTAACGTCGATTGCCGGTTGCGCGGAAAACGGCGTTTCGGATAGTGCCGAGAAGCCGAACATCGTTACGTCACATTCAGTGAGGCAACCGCATGAATAGCAACAGAGGTCTGAACTACATAGTCAATACGGTCAGTAGCAGATGTGCCGGTAGATAGTGTGGGAGCCGTGCCTCCGGCAAATTTCCAAACTGATCCGAAAGATAGAGTTCGGCCTCCCGTCGTGTCCTGAATGACAAAAATAGAACCGGTCTGTCCGGGATCAATGTTTGACGGACTTTCTAACGTGCGGTTTCCGGCAAGAGTTACCGAGAAATTCTGGGCTGTGTCAAAATCAATACTAATCGAAGCTGCGTCAGTTAGCGTGGTAATTGCGGCACGGGCAGATTGTGTAATCTCAAACTGTTTATCTGGCGATGTTCCGCCTACTTTTAACGACGTTGAAAAGGTCCCAGTTGTGGCTGAAACAGTTCCACCTGCAAGATTGACAGCGTTTGTTGCATTGGTCGCTGACGTGGCAAACGTAGCTGAAGTTGCGTTGGTAGCTGACACAGCTGTCGTAGCGTTAGTAGCCGACGTGGCAAAGATTGCAGTTGCCGCTTCAGTAGCGGACGTGGCAAACGTAGCCGATGTTGCACGAGTTGCTGACGTGGCGAACGTAGCCGATGTTGCATTAGTAGCCGATACAGCTGTCGTTGCGTTGGTAGCCGACGTGGCGAAGATTGCAGTTGCTGCTTCAGTAGCGGACGTGGCAAACGTAGCCGATGTTGCACGAGTTGCTGACGTGGCAAACGTGGCTGATGTTGCATTGGTAGCCGACACCGCTGTCGTTGCATTGGTAGCAGATGTAGCAAACAGGGCAGTCGCTGCTTCAGTAGCTGACGTTGCGAAGGTAGCAGATGTTGCGCGGGTTACTGAGACTTCTCCAGCAGCGTCGGCATAAACAGCCTTGTCGGACGGGTACGTCACAAAGACATCCTTCGTCCCTGCTGAAAAGTTTACGGCAGCATCGGAGTTAGACGACTCAAGAATTGTGTCGCGGGACAGCAGAGTACCGGCAGCGGTGTACGTACCGAGACCGACCTCCCATTCATCAGCAGATGGATTGACAATGGCATAGTATGTCGTGTTGCCATCGCCAACTGATGCAAAAGATTCAAACCCGGAGACAGTCCCTCCGAGCGTAATCGTACCAGTGCCGGTGGTCGTGGTTTGTTCCTTGACCCTGTCTTTAAGAACCAGTGCCATGGGTCAGGCCTACGAAGACTGGATGCGGATAATTGCTGTTGCCGCAGCAGCAGACGGGAACTGAATCGTAAAGTCACCGTTCGATGAAGATTTATCTGCACCGAAGTCAAAAACTGCAATGGCCTTGTCTGCCTGTGTCGAGTTGTAGATCAGGGCACCTCGGGCAGTAATTGTTGCCGCAGTAACTACCGCGTCGGTGATGGAGACAACCGCAACCGATGAGTCCGTGGTCACGTCAATGCCGGTCAGCGTCACGCCACCTGCCGAGTATCCCGTTCCGGTAGCTTCGTTAGTTGCTGTATAAGCTACCGTGCCATCAGAAAGTGAGGCCGCAGACGTATAGAGGGCAAGTTTAATTGCGTCGGTATCAAGATCATGCTCACCAAGAAGAATCTCCTTTTTGAAGCTGATACAAATGCCTGAAGTAATAGCCATTACGGGCCTCCGGTAAGTGTATTGGCGTTGTTCGCCTGTTGGTTATGCGGCTCCAGATCGTCACGACGGGCACGACGGGCACGGTTACGGAGCAATTCAATTTCTTTAGTATAGAGTTCGGTCCAAAGTTTAACAACTTCGTAGTTCTTATTGAACAGCTCTGCTTCGACCATACAGGCGTAGAACAGGGCGTTCGGTGTCTCTGCCGTGTAATAGTTTGTCGGGGTTGCTGATGTCAGTGCTGTAGGTGCGGCGACAAAAGCAAGTTCAATGTTAAACGCTGAGACCGGTGTCGGGGCCACGATGATCGTATTGTCGTCCCAGAGACCGTAATACTTTGGCGTACCGGTGGATGTACGGACAGGCCAGTAATCTGCGATGAAATCTACGTTCCTGTTTAGCAGATTGATGCGTGTCCCGTTGGCCGTTATGTTGGCCGATTCTACGATGGTAAATCCGGTCGGCAATCCAAGGAACGGATCGGATGCAACAAGCTGGGAATACTGATGCTGCGTCAGACCTGCATCGTCGATGTCAATGGTCAGACGCGCCTCGGCCCTTTCGATGAACTGGTCGATCTGACCGGCAAACTCAGTGCCGTCATTTTCGGTAGACTCAATAATGTTGGTCCGTAGCTGTGAATAGGATAATGCCATGGCTATGCCTGTCCATTATGATATGCGGGTGAACTATCGTCTGGTGTCCAGCTTCCGTCAGTTGCAGATGTGTCAGCAGTCGTATCAGGACGTGGATGGTCGAGACTGGGATCATCTGTTGTGTCTACGTTCGTCATGTTCTGCGGATGGTTCACCCTGTTATACGAGCCGTCAAAACATTCCGGGCAGACCCAGACGCCTACCTCTACCTCATTGCGAAGTTCAATGTACTTGCACCGGAAGCCGCACCGGTCACAGATAGCATTTGATCGACGTCCCGTTGCCATCAGAGATATCCCAGCTTGGGCCGGATAAACATCGATGTCCGCTGCCGATCCTCCTCAAGAGCAAAGGCAAACGTCTCTTCGTACTGCTGCTTCAGAAAGCTGATCTTCGACGGGTCTATGCCGGGACGACGCATCGACATCTTGTAGGCCAGACCATCTACCAAAGCCGGAAGGAATCGGAACGGGACATCACCGGTCTGAATAGCCGAGGCTGTTACGTCCTCTACTCTGGTCATGGTAAACAGGTTCATTGTGTAGGTCTGATCAGGTGTCGGCCAGACGTACATCGTCACATTGTCCTTACCACGAAGGAAGGAGAACTGTGTGGGCCGTCCGGTCTGCGACTTGTCAGGCAGCTTCATGTAGTCCTGATAGGTAATCCGGTTCATCTCCAGATCGTTGCTGTTTACGTTGATCGTGGTCTGGAGACTGTCGATAATGTCTGAGTCGAGCGTATAGGATGTCGTGGATGTGGTGACGGTAACCGGAGTATCGACCAGCTTCCAGAGCAGGACACCACGGTTTTGCCATTCGGTTAGAAGCAAGTTCAGTGCAATACGCGCCGACCGGGCCTCTTCACCACTGATCGGCTGACCCCCGATCTGCTCGAAGGCCTGTTCGATTACGTCGTCAATTGCGAGATCAAATGTCGTCTGGCCTGAACTTGCCATGCTGAATCGCCTTCTGTGTGCGGCGATGGACGAGATCGCGGTACGTCTTCCACGGGCATTCGTCGTAGTAGCCCTGCTTCTCCAAATTATAGGATGCAGCAGTTAACTTCGAAAGTTGCTGAACGAAGATCATTGCGTAGTCTTCTTCGACTACAGGCTCCCAGTCGGCGTCTAGATAGTCTAGTCCGTATTCGTGCGGATCGTCGTCTGGGTGGTACGCCATAAGCCACATATCTTCTGCCACCAGACCTTCGTTCTTTTCATCAACATAACGGGCCAGTTTTTCAGCAGTAAGTCCTTTAACATCAGAAATAACACAGATGAATACGTCACGACCACTAGCGGTATAAAAATCAAGAGCGTCAGTAACATCGTCCAGACCATCGCAAAGACCGACAGCGACATGTCCAGCATCCCAAGCGTCTGCTGCGAACGGGCACGGAGACAGTCCGCCAAGCTGTTCAGATGGTTTCGAAAGGACTTCAGTAGTCCATCGACGAAGGTCGGCAATGTAAT